GGATATGATATTTCAACAATGAAAAGAACTGGGCTAGAACTGTTAGATGAAGTTTATTTAAAATATTCAGAATTACCAGCATTCATTGATATTCCTGATTTTTCGAGTGATAGCGAAGTTGCTGCAATTATGCAAACAAAAGCTAAAAATATAAACGGGAATATGTTTGAAGCAATTGCATTGATTAATGCACCGCTAGACAAGCCTTATGACCAAATTCCAAAATGGAAAGATGATAATAACATTAACGGAAACGACCAAATTGTGTTGTACGGAACATTGGGATTGGCTGGCAAAAAATACATCCAGTCTATTCAGTATGCCGCTTTGTCGTTGTTAGTAGATGATGAGAAGAGTGGCGTACCTTCACAGGTGCCGTCTAACTTTGCATATAAGTGTGATAGTTTATATTGGAAAAATTCAAATGGAAAATTAGAGGAAATAATTTTAGATAAAGAACAACAGGCTAATTTTTTGAATAAAAATGGAGTAGTTACAGCTATTAATTTCAAAGGTTGGCGTTGCTGGGGGTCTGAAACTGCACTTAATCCGATGGCAACAGATCCGAAGGACAAATTTATAAACACTCGTAGAATGTTTAAATATGTCGGGAACGAACTAGTTATAAGTCTTTTTGATAAAGTGGATAAAACATTCTCTAAAAAATTAGCTGAAACAGTAACGAAATCAATGAATATTAGATTGAATGCTATTGTGGCTAGAAATGATTTGTTAAGTGCAAGTGCAACTTTATCAAGCGAGGATAACGACACTATTAATGTTATGAATGGTGATATAACTTGGGTTATAAAGCTAGGAGTAATTCCAGGTATGAAATCGGCAACATTTAAGAAAAAATATGATGTAGACGCATTAACTGAGTTTGCAAATAGTTTAGGAAAATAGGAGGATAAAGAATGGCTAAAAAGAAACTGCCTTTGGGAATCGTTGACGCTGACCTTTATGTCAATGGTTCGAATGCATTAGAAGGAGTTGGAGTAGTAGAACTTCCGAATGTGGAATCGGCAACAATAACGACCGAACAGTTTGGCATGGCTGCAGAATTTGAAGCTCCGTTGATTGGACATTATAAAAAAATGTCAGCTAAGGTAAAAATGGATAGTATGAATGATACGTTATTGAATTTTAATAACAATGATTCGATTACATTAGAATGTTTAGGAGCTTTACAAGAATTAGATAGAATGTCACACTCGCCAAAAGTAACTGGTGCAGATGCAACGTTGAAAGGATTTATCACAAAATTTGATGGTCCAAAGGTTGAAAACGGTAAAAAATTTGAAGGTTCATTTGATTTGAGTATAACTTATTACAAATTAATGATTAATGGTAAAACAATCATAGAAATTGATGTATTGAACGGAATTTCAAATGTAAATGGAAGTTTGAATAATATCATAAGACAATTATTGGGACATATTTAGGAGGAATAGAATGATTATAAAATTAACGAAAGAATATGATTTAGGAAGTAAAAAATATAAAGAAATAGATTTAAAATTAGACAATTTAACAGGAGCAGATTTACTGGAATGCGGAAAAGATTATAAATCAAGAATGAAATCTAATGCTGAAAATTTTAAAGATTTTGATGATGCTTGGGCTTTGACTGTAGCGGAAAGGGCATCAGGTATTAAATATGGGCATTTAATGACCTTAGGCGCTGAAGACTTTTTAAAAGTGGTAAATCAAACAAAGAATTTTTTAGTAAAAGGTTGGGGAACGGACGAAGACAAGGACGAGAAAGCTCCAACGGAAGCATAATAGATGACTTTTTAGACTTAATCACGGATTTGTTGAGCGGACTTAACTATTTTAAAATGAATATCAGTTATGAGACGCTTATAAAATGCACATTTGATGAGCTGGATTACTGGATATTAAGGGCAAATCAATTAATTGAGGATGAAAAGGCAAGACAAGAAGAAGAGAGTGAATGAAAAATACCATATTTGAGAGAAAAGGAGGAAAATTGTGGCAAAAAATTTGGAGCTGAACATAGTTCTAGGTGCGGCGGTGGCTAGTGCTATTAGTGGAATGAGCCAAGTTGCAAATGCTTTAAAAAATACGACGAAATCTGTCAAAGAATTTGAAAAAGAAATCAAAAGCATGGAAAAAGCACAAAAAGCGTTTCAAAATATGGACAAGGCTCGTGACGGATTAAATAAAATTAATTCGGAGTATAAAAAGGCAGCTGAACATTTGCAAAAATTGAAAGCCGAATATGAAAGAACTGGAAGCAGTAATAAACAACTGGCTAAGGAAATAGAACAGGCTGAAAAAAATGTTGGAAAATTGAATAAGCAAAAAGAACGACAACAGCATGTATTTGAAGCTGCAAGAAGCAAGATAGAAGCGGAAGGCGCTAGTTTATCTAACTACAGAAACAAGGTTCAGGAAGTTGAAAAAGAAATCGAGAAAATGAACAAACTGAAAGAAGCTCAAAAAAGATACGATGCTAGACAAGAAACTGTTGGAAAAATGAAAGACTTTGGAGATAAGCAAATAATGCAAGGTATGGGAATGGCTGGAGCTTTGGCTGTTCCTGTTAAACTGGCAGTTGATCTAGAAAATGCTCAAGCAGACTTAAAAAAAGTTGCTGATTTTAGTTCCAAAAAAATGGAAGATGGATTTTACAAAGCAATGAGAAACTTTAGCGAAAACAGTCCGTTGTCACAAGTAGAATTATTCCAAATCGCAGGAGCAGGGGCTCAGGCAGGAATAAAAACAGATGAATTGGAAAGATATACTAAAGATGCTGCTAAAATTAAAGTTGCATTTGACATGAATACTGAAGCAGCAGGGAACTTTTTAGCAAAAACTAGAGCACAACTTAATTTAGACCAAAATGGGGTGATGGAATATGCTAACGTAATCAACTATTTGGCGAACAATGTAGCAGCGACAGCTCCAGAAATTGCTGACATTTCAAGCAGAGTTGCCGGGTTAGGTGGAATGGCTGGTATTTCCAAAGAAGGAGTTGCAGCATTAGGAGCAAGTTTAGTATCGGTTGGAGTACCTTCAGAAGTTGCAGCGACCGGGTTGAAAAATATCTCATTAGGATTAATGGCTGGAACATCAGCAACTAAAAAACAAGCGGCAGCTTTTAAATCTTTAGGATTGGATGCAGAAGATGTGGCTAAGAGAATGACAAAAGATGGAGAAGGTACATTAATTGATGTTTTTCAAAGAATAAAAAAACTTCCAAAGGATGTGCAGGCAGCGACACTTAAAAATTTATTTGGTAAAGAATCTATTCAATCTGCTTCAGAATTGGCAAAGCATATAGATGAAGTTAGTAAAAATATGAAAAATGCTCACGATAGGTCAAAAACAAATGGGAGTGTTGATGCAGAATATAACCAGCGATTAAAAACAATGGGAAACGCTTTTTCAACTTTAAAAAATAGAGTTGTAAACATGGGAGTAGATTTAGGTTCTGCTTTAGGACCAAGTTTAGTTCAAGTTGCAAATTCGATTGGTCCACTTATTACTAAATTTTCTCAGTTAATACAAAAACATCCACAATTAACTGCGAATATTCTAAAAGCTGTAGCTGGATTTGCAGCATTTAAAATAGGTATTGGTGGATTAGCTAAAGGATTTGCACCAGTTTTTAGTGGAATATCTAAAGGAATTCATATATTTGATAAGTTTAAAGCGGCTGGGAGTTTTGCAGAAGGATTTAAAACGGCATTTCCTACAATAAGCAAAGTTGGCTCAATGTTCAAAAAAGTAGGTTTGGCGATTAAAGCAGCTTTTATGGCAAATCCTGTTATTTTAATAATTGCCGCAATAGTAGCTGTTATAGCAATTGTTGTAGTTTTATATAATAAATGTGCTTGGTTTAGAAATGGAGTGAATGCGATATTTAAAGCAGTAGCTAACTTTATAAAACAAGTCTGGCAAGGGATAAAGCCGACAGTAATGAATGTGATAACAGGAATAAAAAATATTGTTAAACAAGGTGTTGATTTTATTAAACTAGTCTGGAAAATAATTAAACCTACGGTAATGGAAGTGTGGAATGCTATTAAGATGGCAGCAAGTGTTGCAATGAAAGGAATAACGATACTTGTAAAAGCATCTATCGCTGTTTTAAAAGCTATATGGAGAGTTTTGAAACCTGTTGTGGTTGCTGTTTGGAATGCAATCAAAGCAGTTGTGCTTGTGGTGATTAAAATAATAGCTGTATATATTAAGACATACATTAATATTATAAAAGTGGCTTGGAAAGTATTGACAATAGCTGTAAAGGTTGTATGGACCGTGATAAAAGCTGTAATTTTAGTTGTTATTGTTGCTATTGTCGTTGTAATCAGGACAAATATTATGATAATAAAAACTATATGGAAAGGTTTAGTTGCAGTTGCACGATTTGTTTGGAATGCAATTAAAGGTGTGGCTATTCCTGTGTGGAATGCTATAAAAGCAGCTGCAATAGCATTGTGGAACGGTTTAAAATCCGGAATAACAGCAGTAGGCTCTTTCTTTAAAACAACTTGGGAAGGTATCAAAGGTGCAGCAATCGCTGTGTGGGATGGTATTAAATCAGCATTTGATAAAGTTGTTGAAGGATTGAAAAGTGCAATTAGCGGTGTTGTAAAATTTTTCACGGATAAATGGAACGGATTGAAAAATATGGTTTCAAAAGGGCTTGGAGCAGTTGGAAATTTTTTAGGATTTGGANGGAGTGGAGGACTTACAACAGTAGCGGAACGTGGAGCAGAATTGATTCAAATACCTGGCAAACCAGCATTTTTAGCGGAACACGAAATGTTATTAAATTTACCTCGTGGTACTCAAATTTTGAATAATCGTGAAACTAGAAATAGTTTTAGAGATAAGATTAGCGGACTAAAAGAGCGAATGTCAGGACTTAGAAGTAATGAAGGTTCGAGTAGCGGAGATGTTATCAATATTAGCATAACAGTAAATGGAAATGCTGATACAAGCGCAATTGAGAAAGCAGTAATGAGAGCATTGGCGAAAGCTAAAAATAAAAAAGAAAGGACGGCGTTTGGATAATGGCTAACGTTAGAGTTTACAGGACACAAAGTGGTGACACTTGGGATTTGATAGCTTATAGAGTTTACGGAAGTGAAGGCTATTATCATGACCTTATAAGAAGTAATT